GTATTAAATTCCCCGTTTACTACCCCGTCATAAAGCATACCTGCAGCTATACGCCCGAATACCCCGCCAAAAACATACCCTAGCCCTTCTACGGCGTTTTCATATTGACTATCCATCATCATTTCGCCGTAAAATTGCCTAAAGCTTCTATTTATCTCGCCGCGAGTTCTGCCGCCTAGCCCTTTGCCAAAGCTATCGCCTCTGTCGCTTTGCCTGATTACGGCTTTACGCTCTTTGGCCTGCTTTGCCGTTATCTCGCTTGCGCTTGATATTAGCGTAGCGGCGCTATCCTTATCCTCATGCAAAATCAAAATTTGCATAGGCATTAGTATAAATTCTACAAAGTCCTCGTTTAGCTCGAGCAGCCCTGCTGTCAAAGAAAAGGCTTGGTTGATGAAAAAACTTCTTAGATCGGGGGTTGGTAAATTTAAGGCGTTATAGCCGTAGCTGCCTGCGTAATATCCGTCAAACAGCCCGCCGGCCATAAAA